CCAGGCCCAGTTCGCAAGCGATCCAGGCACGTCGCGCAACGGAATGCAGCCGGTTGCGCTCTTTCGTACCAAGGCCACTGCCCGACTCGGAACGATCGAGCAGCAGAAATCCTTCGTGGTACTGAATCGATTGCCCGACCAGGGCATCCCCGATCCAGTTGGCGAATCGCTCTTCGGTCAGCTTTTCGGTCGGCACATACACGGCCTGGAAGGCCGTCTTACCGACATCAACACCCAGACCGAGGTAGCTGCGTGTGGTATCAACGATTGTTTTTGCATGCGACATCATTTCTCCAGGCATGAGTTGGCCTACCACCACCGCCCCGAGGGGCGCGGCGTTTGCGGTTCTTGAAGGTTTTTACGGAGCGAGGTGCCTGGTTTTCTCAAGCACCCCGCGGTCGTTCAGGCGGCCGGCCGTATGCCGAACATGCGCAGGTGCATGCGCAGGTCGTCAACACGGCGGTAGAAGGTGGCGCTGGACATCCCAGAGGCCTTGGCAGCGGTGGGAATGTCGTGATGTTTGCCGATCAGGTTGAAAAGATCCTGCTGGTCCTGACTCATGCGGGCCAGTGCCGCGTGGATGCCGTGTACCGTCTCACTGTCCTTGAAAAGATCCCGGTCGTCCGCCCAAAGCGGAACCACGTTATCGCCCGTTGTGCTGTCCCCCACATTCGAATAGAAGTCAGGGTCGTTTGCCGCATCCCGTGGTTCAAAGACAGCCATCCGGATGCGCTGCCTCATGAGTTGATGCAACAGTTCTACAGCCCGGTGCTCGGAGACGAGACCCGTGAAGGTGTTCATGCTCCCCTTTGCCGGGTCGTACTGGGGGTAGCGCTCAAGCAGTTCGAGCAGGATCGACTGCTCGATGTCTTCACGCTCAGCGCTGGACAGCCCGTACCTTGTGGCGAGCCGGTAGGTGCGAGTGGCAGCAGCGTTCATGGCCGACTCTAGGTAGTGTTGATCAACGATGTTTTTGTTCATATTTGTTTAGTGTTTCGTCAATGGTTAACGCCTTGGCTCAAGAAAAGGCACCCTCAGGTGCCCTCTCTAGAGCCTGTGAATTCAGTTTGGCTTGCCATCAGCCGGAACGATGCCATAGCGCATCATCCTCACGTCGATGAATGCTGGATTCACACCGAAGTAAGGAGCAAGCGTTCGCGTGAATGACCAACAGTCCATCTCATAGGTGACGGGCGACCACATGATCTTCTTGTTGCCGTCCAGGGTCTCGGCGAACAAGGTCTCCTCCCCGTAGCTGATTTTTAACGCGTGCTTGGGAGCCTCATCCATGATGGCCTCCCAGAGCACTTCGCGCGGCACCAACAGCGAGCCCATGAACTCGTTCGCCCTGAGTTCTGAGAAGCGGATGTGTGAAGGTAGGTGCTGCCCAGCCTTGTTCAATTGGTCGGTAGTCTCCGTCACTGAACGGAATGCGCGCACAGTGCCAGTGCCGGTTAGATCGACTAGGTTCTGGTTACGCTGCTGCGCTACGAGCGCAGGTCCATCAAAAATGGCATGCCCAAGTTCATGTGCAAAGGTCGACAGTTGTAATTCAGCACTCATGTTGGGCCCGAGCGGGGAAACGCATACAGACACTGCGTCCACTGAACTTTCAGGGGCGAACTCAAACAGTCCTAGGATAGGTTCTTGCTCATTGTCGTGAATCGGGTGCTCAAGATCAACCCAGACATCAAACCCCACGCCATTTACATTCAAGCGTTCAACTCCAGCAAGATCCTTGATCGTGAGTGCTCGGCGTTCGGATATGCCGAGCTGTCTTCGCACATCCAGAGCCACACACTCAATCTCAGCGTTGTTCAGATAATGGGGCTGGCACAGGTGGTTGTGCCGATAATGAAGCTTGATTTCTGACATGGGCACCTTCTACGTGTTCTTGTGTTGTTTACGGTACAGACGAACAGCCTCTGCCACATCAAGCTGCATGTCTGGTGGGAATCTGTTCGCCTCGATGAAAAGTTGGTCCTCGGTCACTCCGAGGATTTGAGCGGCCTCTTTAATCAACTCATCCTTGGGCGGGTTTTCCCGACCAGTTTCAATCCTAGACCAATACGCGGGGCTAATTTTTAAGCGCTTGGCGAAATCAGTCAGCGTGATACCGGCCTCCTCTCGCTTGCTGCGCACGTAATTCCCAAAGGGGGTCATTGCAGTCCTCAGTTGAATTTTTGTCGTTGCATTATAACGCAACGACAAAATAATGCAAGCCCGACGCTCACCCATCCACCTTCTTGCGACAGCAGGCCATCCAGCGGTGAGAAAGCCCACCCCCTGCGGCGGTATGAACCTTCATGCCAGCCATCACCCCGAACCCACCCGCACTGAAGCTCACCGAGCGCTCGCCCGCCGCCATCGTCGGCGCGATCCTTGCCATGGCCGTAATTCGCCTGCACGACCGCCAAGATCAACTTGATAACCTGACCGAACAGAGCGTTAGTACGGGGTGTCCTGACCACCAAGGAGAACCCCAGTGACTGAATCTGTAATGACCCGTGTAGCCAGCCTGCCGACCACGACCACGCCCGAGCTAAAGCAAATGTGGCGCGACCTGTTCCACCAGGAGCCGCCCCCATTTAATCGCCGCTTCCTCGAAACCCGGCTTGCTTACCGCATTCAGGAGCTCGCCTACGGCGGGCTCAAGCGCGAAACCCAGAAGCGCCTAGAACTCTTGGGGGAACAGCTCGATGGCGGCAAGAAGAAAGTCAGGCGCCGCCGCCAGGACAACCGCCCGATTGCAGGGACACGACTGATCCGGGAATGGCAAGGAAGCCCCTGCGAAGTCTTGGTCGGGGTCGACTACTTTGACTACCAAGGCCGGCGTTATAAATCGCTCTCCAGTATCGCCAAAGCCATCACCGGCACTAACCGCAACGGCTGGGCCTTCTTTGGGCTGGTATCGGCAAGGAGTGCGGGATGAAGGATGAGCGACGTTCAATCTGCGCGGTCTACACGCGCAAATCGACCGAAGAAGGGCTTGACCAGAACTTCAACTCATTGGATGCACAGCGGGATGCCTGCGAAAACTTCATCGCCAGCCAAAAATCAGAAGGCTGGGTCTTGTCGCGGGAGCGATATGACGACGGCGGCTTTTCGGGCGGGAATATGGACCGCCCCGGTCTGAAAAAATTGCTCGACGATGTGCGCTCTGGGTTAGTCGACATCATCGTGGTCTACAAGATCGACCGGCTCTCCCGCTCTCTGGCTGATTTCGCCAAGCTGGTCGAGATCTTCGATGAGCACAAGGTCACATTTGTGTCGGTGACCCAGTCATTCAACACAACCACGTCCATGGGCCGACTCACGTTGAACATTTTGCTGTCGTTTGCCCAGTTCGAACGTGAACTCGCAGGCGAACGGGTACGCGACAAGATTGCGGCCTCGCGCCAGCGCGGCATCTGGATGGGGGGCATGCCACCGCTTGGTTACGATGTAATCGAACGAAAGCTGATCCCCAATCCTGCTGAAGCGCAGATCGTGCAAGAGATTTTTAAACGATTCGCCGCTTTGCCATCGATGGCCACATTAGTTCGCGATTTGCGAGCGAAGGGGGTGACCTCGAAAGCCTGGACAACTTCTAAGGGAATTGAGCGCAAAGGCAAGCTGATCACGAAAGGTTTTGTCTACAAGCTCTTCAAGAATCCGGTGTACATAGGAATCGCCGCATACAAAGGCAACCAATATCCTGGCGAGCATCAAGCAATCATTGATCAGGGATTGTGGGACACCGTACAGGAACTTCTCAGGGCTGGCGACAAGCACATCAAAGGCGGCATCGCGCCGAGAAAAACTAAGGCGCCATCCATCCTACGCGGATTGCTGTTTTCTCCGGAAGGTCGCGCCTTCACCCCTGGCTGGACTAGCAAAGGAGCAAAGCAGTATCGGTATTACATCAATACGGATGCAATCAAGCTCGGCAAAGAAGCATGCGAAGTTCAGCGAATACCAGCGGGCGAAATTGAAGGCGTTGTGGTTGAAAAGATTCGTAGCTTTCTAC